GTAATTTACCTTAAAGTTCCAGATGCTATGCTAAAAGAACGATATGCAGAACGAGGATCTGACCAATCTGAGACATTCCTAAAAGGTCGAGCGACTAAATATAGCAATATACTGTCTAATTTTGAACTGATGCCCTATATTACAGAGTTTGTTAATACTAACTTAGAGGAGCAGGGAAAGGTTTTGGGTTTCTTGGAAGGACATTTCAAGAGATAAAATACCTTTCTAGGATGTAAAATGAAGTTCCTAGAAAATGCCAATTTCGACTGGATGGATCTACTCAACTTTGGGGAACGACCATTCAGAGCGAAGTTCATTCCTGCAAAGGTTTGGAAAGATCTTGATCTCTATCGCAATGATAGTAAAGGTCTTTCAAACTACTTCCGTAAGTGGCGAACAAAGATAGAGTTTCGACCAGAGCCATCCAGAGCCAAGATGTATGAGAGCTATGTAGCTGTTGGTGGAGAATACGATCCTAATGATCGCCAGTCTACAATATTTGTCTATACCTACTACTTTGACAAATTCCCCTTCACTGAAAGAACTTGGAACAAATTCAAGTATCGTCTAATTCAAGTGACCATGCATGAACTAATACACTTCATGCAGTTCGATCGCAGAGGAGACGAGTGGAGTGGATATGTAGTTCCATATAAAAAGGTTAAGTCACAAAAGAAGAATGACGAGAGAAAGTATCTCTCTGAGTTCGATGAAATACAAGCATATGCACATTGCTGTTTATTAGACTTTAAAACTTATCGTCCAAATGTTCCCATCGAAGATCTGTTATCTCGTGCAAAGAAATACAGAGACTCATCAACCCTTAGATCTTATCTAAAGTCCTTTAATTACGACTACAAGAATAATGTTGCAATCCCAAAGATTATGCAACAGATTATCAAGTGGGATCGTAAATATCAAAAAACAGTCCGAGCATCTCGTCGTCCTAAATAATTAGTATTTACTAATAGGGACAGTGATGGCAGCACAACAGGGCTTCGCCTACGAAAACAACGCATACAAAGCACTTGCTAAATTTGGCATCAGTGCTGGGTCAGGTGCAGCTGGAGCATCGTCCGATCGCCCAGATCTAGAAATCAAACTTATTAGAGATAAAACAGGTGTCAATAAAGAGGGCTGCGAGTTAAAGATTGCACCCACTGCAGCAGGTTCACTAGTCCTTAAATACTATGATAATAAATGGTCATATGGTGCGACTGATAACGATCCTGAAAAAGAATTATTAGTAGCACTTGGAAACAAATACAAACTGTTGAATGAGATGAATGTCTCAGGAACATATGGTAAGAATTGGAGAGGTAAAGTTCCTTTCTTACAAAACGATAAAGCAGGTAAGAAGATTGTTCCAAGTGGTAAGACTAAAGCAGATGCCTACAAAGAAGACATAAAGCAGTTTAGTGGTCCAAACGAAGTCCACATACCTGTTCCAGCCAAAGCAATTTGCGACTACTACAATTCAAAGAAGTGTGCATATATTAATGTTGGCACACATGGATTCTTTTTACTAAACAAAGCAGATCCATTAAAACTAAATCAAAAACTGAAGAACAAAATCCCAGACTTTGCTGACATTGCATCATCTAGAATTAGAGTGCGATGCCAATATAAAGGTTCTGGGGATTATCAATTTGTCATGACATTAGAGTTTAGTAAAATGGCTAAATCATTATATAATATTGCACCAGTTATGAATGCATCTAATATAACAATTAATGAGATGGCATATCAGACAGAGTACAACAAACAGTTAATCGGAGCATTTGCGTAATGTTAAATTTTAAATCATTCTTAAAAGAAGAAACTATACTAGTAGAAAAGGCACTTAGCAGTGCAGTTGACAGTGATGACAAAGGTAAGTTGCATGAAATCCTTTTATCAAAACACCTGCACCCAGAAACTAAATTGCCTGCTCATCATCGTGCAGAATCTGAAAATGAAGACCATGCTGGCACACCTCAACAAGTTCACGATCGTTTAAAGAAAAAGATTGGCGATGCTGCATACAATGAAATTGATTCCCACGCAAAGTCTACAGCCAAAGCATTACACGATCATCTAGTTCAACAGGGACATATCAAACCTGGACATAAGATTGGAAATGTTTATTGGACATCCAACGCTGACAAACCAAACAAACCTGGAGATCATGAGAAGACTACTGGTATTAAAGATGTAAACTCAAACGCAGATTTGATTGCCGAGATTCATGATAAAAATGGTAAGGTTATTGGACACCATGGAATCTCAGCAAAGTACGGAACAAACAAACAACCAAACTATCGCAATCCAGGACTTGACTCTTTAGAGAAAACTGCAAACATCCCAGCTGGTTCTTTAAACTCGCATTTAAAAGTACATGCATCAGCCATGGAAAAAATAGGTTATACTGGTTCAGCTGAAGATCGCCATGCTCAATACAAAGCCGACAGCATGGGTATTGAGAAGGTAAGAGCAGAGCATGCTCGTCTTTCTGGACTACTTTCTTCTGGTAGAAAACTATCCGCAAAAGAAAAGAATACGCATAAACATTTTGAGATGTTTGTTAGTGCTCACGACAAGCATAAGAAACCAGATGAGTTTCTACAGATGGCTGCAGCAAGAGCAAAGTCTGCTGAAGAAGGTGCATTGATTGCCAAACGAGCAATCGCTAAGAAATTCGCAGATGGTTTGGCTACACATGATGATACTAAACTTAGAGAAATTGTTAATCAGCATGTATCTGCTCCAACTAAAATTCCACACACTGTGGCTCACTCTCATGTTCAGGATGATGGTTCATCAAAACCTGTAGTGAAACCTGCACATAAAATTGCTGATGAACATTTAGATAATTTTGAGAATCTTCATGTAGTTCATAATGGTGGCATCGCTGTCAACATTAAAGGTACACATAAGAAAACTGGTAAGATTATGAATGTGGCGACCATGACTATAAAGGGATCTTCTGGTCCACACAAGGGAGCCAACGGCACTTTCACTCTAGGATAATCCCCTCAAGTCTGTAGGGTTATTACAGAAAGGTGTTGTCTTTAATTGCAACTTGCGGTATAATAAAGGTATGAAAAGGTTTAGAGAATACATAGAAGAAGCGGTGGTAGAGCCGACTGGGAGTCTAACGATATTCGATATCGATGACACTCTATTCCACACCACTGCTCAAATCGCAGTTGTCAAAGATGGTAAGACTATCGCCAAACTTACCAATCAAGAATTCAACAACTACAAATTAGGTGACGGAGAATCGTTTGACTTCTCTGAGTTTAAAGATGCACATAAGTTCTATCATGAGAGCAAACCAATTGGTAGAATGCTGGCAAAAGCCAAAGCAATCTTGACTAATTCTGTCAAGAATCCATTAAGTAAAGTTATCATTCTTACTGCTCGTGCAAACTTTGATGATAGAGATAAATTCCTATCAACATTTCGTAAGTATGGTTTCGACATCGACAGAGTTCGTGTTGAAAGAGCAGGTGAATTAGTTGGCAATGAGATTCCAGCTATTAAGAAAGTAGTCATCGTTAGAAAATATCTACAAAGCAATCAATACGGTAAAGTAAGATTATTTGATGACTCAATGAGTAATCTACGAGAGTTCTTAAAGTTAAGAACAGAGTTTAGAAATATTAAGTTCGAAGCATTCTTCGCAAATCCAGATGGTTCAGTAAAGGTTATTAAGTGAAAACACTAAAGAATTATATCGTTGAACAAAAGAACACTCACATGACTCATGTGGAAGATCTGGTATTTGATGGTGGTGTTGATGGCACTCGTCAAGCAATTAAGTTCCTTCAAGATCTCCGTGATATGCTTGCTGGCAATTCAAAGACTAAAATTACTGCCACTGTAAAGTGGGATGGTGCACCAGCAGTGTTTGCTGGTATCGATCCGACAGACAAGAAGTTCTTTGTTGCTAAGAAAGGTGTCTTCAATAAGAATCCAATAGTCTATAAAACAAATGCACAGATCGATGCCGATACCACTGGCGATCTTGCTGCAAAATTAAAGGTGGCTCTTGCTGAGTTTAAGAAACTCGGTATTAAGTCTGGTGTTTATCAAGGCGACCTTATGTTCACTGATGATAAAAAGATTGTTACTATTGATGGACAAAAATATGTTACCTTCCATCCAAACACAATCGTCTATGCTGTTCCTGTTGGCACAGAGTTAGCCAATAAGATTATGAAAGCAAAGATTGGTGTAGTGTGGCACACAACATACACTGGCTCTACATTTGAGTCAATGACTGCATCGTTTGGTAAATCAATCGTATCAAAGATGACGCAATCTGCATCTGTCTGGATGGACGATGCAAACTATAAAGATTACTCTGGTACTGCCACATTTACTCAAGAGCAGACTAAAGAACTAACTGCCATTCTGTCACAGGCTGGAACATTGTTTAGTTCTATTCCTGCTGCAACTCTTAATGCCATTAAAGACAATGAAGATCTTAACATGGCAGTCAATACATACAACAACTCTAAAGTTCGTGCTGGTGAACAAATCACCGACACTCATGCTCATGTAGTTGGTTTGTTTAATTATATTCACGATAAGTATCAAGGTGAAATTGATAAACTAAAAACAGAAAAGGGTAAAGCAGGCAAAGAAGAAAAACGAAAAGCAGTTTTATCTTTCTTCGCAACTCATGACAAAGCAGAGATTGTAAAGATATTTGATTTGGTTAATTTACTCGCCAAAGCAAAACTGATGATTATAACAAAGATGAATGAAGCAGGACATATCAGCACATTCCTTAGAACTACTGACGGATATAAAGTCACTGGTGTTGAAGGATTCGTGGCAATTGATCACTTGACAGGCGGAGCAGTCAAGATTGTAGATCGTCTTGAGTTTAGTAAGTCTAATTTCTCCGCTGACATTATTAAAGGATGGCAACGATGAAAAAACTTATAGTAGTTCTAGCACTGGCTTTATCTGGTTGTGCGTTTATTTTCCCAAAGCCACACGATCCAGTAATGTTTGGATATATGGTTGATGTTAAAGTAGGATTGAGTAAGGTTAGTTGTGACGCAAAACAAGATTGGAAACCTGTGATGGATAAAATCGAGACTGTCAAAGTCTATTCTGATTTGAGAGACGATCCACAGGCTCCAGCATTAAAGAGTTTACAAGATGCTGTCACTAAAGCATATGATAGTAAGAGTCAAACCTTTTGTGAAAGTGTCCTAAAACTTAACAGAACTAGAGTCGATGTAGCCATCGATGCATGGAAAGGAAGAAAATGAGCATAATGAATTCCCTAAGAGAGCAAGCAGGACTTGGTGGTCCAGCTGCAGTATTAGCCAACGAAATGCTAGTAATTCGTGAGAACTACGAGCAAGGACAATTAACCAAAGAAGAATACGAGTTCCTATTACAAGAGATCGCCAGCATCCGTGCTCAACAAGAATTAGCGTCAGACGAGATCGCCTGTCGTTGGATCGTTGCTGCAGCAGAGGCATTGATTGCAGTAGCATAACTCCTAAATAATGTAGTAAAACCCTTTTTATAGATGGATTAAATGAAAGATTACAAACAGCTAATCAAAGAACTACCAGCGAAGTCTGTGGTATTCGCATTCGGAAGATTCAATCCTCCGACTATCGGTC